CGCCGCGTTCAATCGCCCATTCGGCGGCTTGTGACAGCACTGTCAGATCGCGGCGGATGGTCGGTATCTTGCACCCGGACGCCTTGCGCTCGTCAATGTATTCGACAACCGCGCGCTTGGTTACGCTGTCCCACCATTGGCCGCTAAACTTGGCTGCGAGTTGCAAGGCGCTAACCTCATATCGTTTGATCGTCTTGGGCTTCAACCGGCTGCGGGCTTCGATCAGGAACCCGTCAACGATATCGTCAAAACTGCGGCGGATGGTGCCGTGATAGGGCGACGCCTCGGACAGGAAATTCTTTAAGCGCCGCGCCGCCTCTCGGCTATCCGCTGTTTTAAGGGAGATGCGACGCTCGGCCCCGGCCACCTGAATGCGGGCATAAAAGACGCCGTTCCGAGTGTAGAGGTTCTTTGACATTCCAGTTCCTTATCGCGGACCCACCGGGCCAGCTTCATGCGGTCAAACGTCCATAGCTTGCCAAACTTGGCCGCGCCGGGAATCTTGCCCTGCGACGCCATAGATTGCACAGATCGGCGGGAAAGTCCGGTCTTGTCCATGACGTATTCCACCCCGGCGCGTTCTGTCATCCCTCCGCCCTTTCCATCTCTGCCACCATTTCGCGCGCTATGTGCAAAACGGACTGCACAATATCCGCCCATTTCAGTTCGCAATATTCCGGCGCGTCATGCCCGGTTAGCCCAGCCCATTTGCCGGTTAATATCGCGCCAGCGGCTTCGGCTTGTTCGTGGTTTAGGGTCATGGCTTGGCCTCGGCAAGTTCGCTGGCAAGTTCAGACATTGCCCGTTCCCGCTTGATCGCCGCGTGGATTATTTGCGCGATAGGCACTGTTCCGGGCCAGTCGCGCCAGTCCCTAGTCCGGCCTTTGACGCATTTCTCCAGCGCCTCCTCAATTGCCGTAAATTCAGGATCGACCGGCTCACGCTCGCCGCGTTCCCAAAGTAGGCGGGCGGTTGCATTTAGAGGGCCGTACGGGAAATCGGTTGGCAACCATAGTTCCGCGCCGGGATTATCCTTATTCGCCTCCGCACAAGCCAACTCCTTCAACCACATCGGAACCGGCGTTGGCATCTCGTTACGTTCGGTCATGGTCGTGTATCCTCCGCCTTCACTTGCGCGATATAGCCGTCCAGAACCTTGTTGCGGTCGGTCAGGATCGCGTTGGCGTCCTTCCATGCAGCGTTGGCCGCTTCCATCGCCTTGAATGCCTTGGCATCCTCTGCACGGGCATCGCGGACTAGCGCGGTTAGGGTGGCGTATTTTACGGGGTCTAAGCTCATTTCTGTCATGCCACCCCCCACACGATGAAAGGAATGTCGTCGTCCAGATCGTCCGCAAACCCGCCCTGAGACGCAAGCGGCGCACCTTGGCCACCATCGGGCGTGCGTTGGCTGGATTGACGTTCACCGCCACCAGACTGCGCGCTGTCGAGCATGGTCAACACGCCATTGAACGGGCGCAACACAATCTCGGTGGTGTAGCGATCCGCGCCCGATGAATCCTGCCATTTACGGGTTTGCAACTGGCCTTCGATATAGACCTTGCTGCCCTTTTTCAGATAGCGCTCGGCAACGCCCACCAGCCCGTCATTCGATATGCTGACTTGGTGCCATTCGGTGCGCTCCTTTTTCTCGCCAGACGTTTTGTCTTTCCAGCTTTCGGACGTGGCAATCCGCAGGTTGCAGATCTTGCCGCCGTTCTGGAACGACTTAACCTCGGGATCAGCCCCAAGGTTGCCGATGATGATTACTTTGTTGACACTACCGGCCATGTGATAAAATTCCTAAGCCACGCTCGTTATTGCGCGTCGTGGCTTTGCCCAGCGCATTGGGGGGATTGGTTTAGAACGGCGCGTCGTTGTCCGCGTCGTCCGTGAACGCCTCGCCGGTGTCAGTGTCAGGCTTGCCCGGCTGCTCAATCTGCGCGCGGCGTGCTGCATATGCCGCGTTGACTTCGGTCCAGAGCGCGGCGTTTTGCTTTTCCAGCTTGGCCATCGCACGCCCGCCAGTGCCAATGATCGTGGACAGATCGTCCAGCGTCTCAGCGTCCTGAATCGCGGCGATATGTTCGGCGGCCCATTGGTCGGCGGTTTGCGCTTTGGGGGAAATGGGGCGCACTTCGGCGATCAGTGGCATGACAACGTGCGGCTTGCGCTGGCCTTTCGTGGCGGTCAGTTGCAGCAGCAGTTTGCCGTCAAGGTGGCTCATGTGGCTGATGCGAATACCGCCCACTTCCATGCCGCCCCATTTCACCGATGGATCGCGGTAGAGCGTCAACGAGCGCCCGACATAGACTTTCGCGTCTGCACCCCATGCCGTCACCAGAACACGCGACATCGACTTGCAGGGGCGAAAGGCAAGGTCTGTGCCGTTCATGTAGATGCTGACCGGCTGCTCTTGACCGCCCTTGATATGGACATCGCGGACGGTGAACGTCTGCGGGCCGGATATGAACGTGTCGGCGTTGAACTGGTCGGATTTTGGCACGATCACGTCGGCCATTGTGGGCTCGTTCATACAAACATCTCCTGTTCAACCCGCCGCTCGGTCGGAAACAACTCCGCCGATGCATCGCGGTAAATCTGCAACTTGTCGGCAATCTGCGCTTCGAATTGCGCCGACGCTTCGATGATCGCGCATTGAATGGCGTCGTCAGGCCAGACGCGGACAACGCACATTGGCAAACCGCCTGAGTACGATATGAAGTCCAGCCATTCGCGCTCCGTCACCAGTAGGCCGGTCTGGCACTGCATGATGTAATCGGTCGGGATCGTGCCGCCCGTCATGTTTTCGCAGATCGTTTGCACCTGGTACTTTTGGCGACGTGACTTGACTTCGATAAGCCCGTTCCCGCCCACCAGTCCATCGGGTGAAAAGCCGAGCGTGAAGCCCCATCGGTCGTTGGTGACGAAACCGCATTCCGTGACTTCGCTGTAGTGCTTGGCGTACAGATCGCGGGCGTAGAATTCATCCTCTTGACCGCGCAGCATATCATCGCCGATGTAATGCGGTTCGACGTACTGGCTAATGCGTTGGGCCAGCAGTTCGTACATATGTGCGCGGGATTTGTCGTTCGCGGCAATCTTGAGCGTTGGTGTGAGAACGTGCTTCATTTCGGAAGCTGTCAGCAAGCCGCAACGCATCGCCAGCCATTCATCTGACCCCTGCACGACGCTATCGTGGTATTTGATCGTCATTTCACGCTCCCAAAAATACGCGCCATGATCGAGCGCCGGGGATAGTCCGGGCCGATCAGGCGTCCGTGTATCCGCTGGCTCTCCGCGTTCGGCATGGTCCACGGGCGCGCGTCCACGTTGACGGCGGGGGATGAGTGGCGGGTCATGCGTAAGGCACCCGCAATGACGCGATGATAAATCCGGCTGTGATCGCCACGTAAAGGGCGCACCACAGCTTTTCCTCGCGCGTCGAGTTGCGCCATGCGTTGATCATGATTGCACCGCGTTTATCATCGCGCTTAGATCCGAAACCAGATCGCGCCCAGCCTGCTCAATCGCGGCCTCGGTGGCGTTCCAGCGGTCAAGTGACGCCTTCAATCCAGCCATGCCCGCGTCGAATTGTGCGTTCCATGCGGTCCAGTCGAAAGGCTCTGCTGCCACGCTGGCATCGCAGGCGGCTTGTTTCCGGGCGGCGCTCACAGCCCCATCTCCGCGTCCATGCGGGCATCGCGGCGCTGTTCGAGCAGGTAGTCGCCCGCGTCGGCTTCACGCTCGGCATATTCCTCGTCGCACTTGTCGCAGATCGCTTCCCAGACCAGATCGTCAATGACGCCGTCGTCGTAGCCGTTGAAGCAGTTGCCGCGCGTCTCGGTGATTACGGGCAGGTTATCGCTGCCGCCGTCGAAGGTGTACGTCACTTCAACATCATGCTCGCCCTCGAAGCCGCAGCTATCGGTGAAGGCTATGCAAACGCTCGTGTGGAAGGTGTGGGTCTTGCTGGCCATCTGTCTCGCCTCGTTTCGCCGGGGGTCGGCTTGTGAGGGAGACTATGTGCCCACTATGGGCACCTGTCAACAGGTTTGTTTGCCCATAGTGGGCACCATTTAGAGCGGGCTGTAGGTGCCCACTATTCGACCGATCACTACGAACGTTTCGCTGCCTATCGTAATGGCAAGGTGATTCGGGTTGCTGGAGCATGGCACAAGGCGCGCGGGGTTCGCTTTGAACCGCTTGGCGGTCGTCTCATTGCCGCCGTTCATCACGGCATAGACTTTGCCGTCGATTAGATCGCGGTCGTCCGGATCCACATAGACATAACCGCCTGGCTGGATCAGTTGATCCATGCTGTCGCCTTCAGTTCTCAATGCAAACACGTTCGGACCCCCTGAAACCGCCGGAACCACTCCCTCAGAGTGTTCGATGGCTTCGCGCCAGTCCCCACACGTAATGGTGCCCACTAAGGGCACGGCGCGCAGCTGGTCAAGGTCCGAATGACCGGGCATGAATAATTGATAGGCCGCAACGCCTAGATGTGGGGCGAGTCGATCAGCCCAATGATCAGACAGGCGGCGCTCGTTACGCTCTAATTTTCCTAGCTGATTCTTGGTCGTGCCTGCCAGTTTGGCCAGCTCGGTTTGCGATATTCCGCGCGCGCTGCGCAGCTCTGCGATTCTGTTCCCCATGACAGAACCATTAACCAAAGTCCGGGCGTAGCGCTTGGGCAATTATGGGTGCCTTTATCCTGTTGACATGGTGCCCACTGTGGGCACATAAGGATGCATGACACTCAGAGAATATATCAAATCGGGCAGTGGTTCCATAGCTGGAATCGCGGCATCCCTCGGGGTTAGCACTCACGCCGTGCACAAATGGGCATACGGTCAACGGGCACCGTCGCTTGAAATGGCGCTGCGGATTGTGCGCCTGTCTGGTGGGTCGATTGATCTCCCCTCACTGGTGAAGGCGGAGCAGGCTGCATGAGCATCCTCATCAAAGCCATCCTCGGCATAGCTGGTTACGTGCTGCTTGCCGGGTTCATCCTGTGCCTGTTCGTCAACAGCGCCTCGCTCCGACATTTGGACCGCGACTGATGCAGCCGGGGGGCAATCAACACACAGCGCCATCACTGGGCGCGACCGTGCGTGACAGCATCTCGCACGTTGAAGGCGTCCTGATCGCCGTCACGCATTGGCATGACCGCAGCGATGAGGCGGCAATTCAGCGTGTCGGCTTGAACGGTGATGGCGACATCTTCGCGCTGCACTGGTTGCCCATCGCGCGGCTGTTCGAGGTGAAGCCATGACCCAATCATATCCCACCAGCTCCCGCAAGGGTGGACGGGTCGGGCTGGCGATCCCCCCGGTTGTCAGTCCGATCCGCAATGATGGCCGTATTTCCCATGCCTTTAAAGCTGCGCCTGTCGATTCCGGGCCGCAATACGTAAATCACCTAGTTGGGTGGTTCGCCTAATGCCCGCAATCCACCTCAAGACCAAAGCCGCGACAATGGCCCAAAAAAAGGCCGCGCTCCGGTCCTACGTCTACCTCGGCAACGTGTCCGCGATGCAGGCCGCGATGGCCAATGAGTTCGGCGCGGACGTGGCCATGCCGCCTGTCAGCGAATTCGAATGGCGGCTCAAGGAGCGCGCAAATCAGCGCCTCGTCACCGCCCATTATGCAGCCCGTAAATCTGGAGGAAAGTCCAATGATTGATCCGTATATGATCGCAAGTGGTGTGGCGTCGGTTGCGGCGGTGGTCGGCTGGGGCAAGGTCAAGTCCGCGCATGGCAAGTACAAGCTGCTGGAGGCCATCAATAAGGGCGTCCGGTTATGCAACGATGACTTGCGCGGTGTGACTGATGAACTTGAGTTTCAACTGTTCCTCGCCCGTGCTGAATTGCGCAGCGCCACAACCCTGATCGCCAAGCGCGCTGAACGTTATCGCGCCGGGCAGGCCAAATCGACCGCATCAAAGGCCAAGGCGCGCGATGCAGCCAAAGCCCTGACCATCGCCAGCCTCAAGGCAGACCTGCTCGCACCGATGGACGTGGCGGCATGAGCGCGGCTTTCCGGCCTGAGACGCCCTTTGCGATGGCACAAATCCTTGTCCGCCGTCCGCATACCATATCGACCATTCAAACCATGATTCTGAACGACTTCGGGCGCGTTGTCCCGACGGATGAATTGGAACGCCTGCGCGCCAAGCATGAAGTCAGCATCGCCCCCCGGCGCACGTCGAAGCAATGGAACGAGCCGATGGAATTCAACACCACGGCGCATAACGCGGCGATGGCGATGGCGAGCAAGGCGCTGCTGGCCCGGATATGGGATAAGCATCGCCCGATCATGCTTTACGCGCGGGATGCTGGCCGCCTGGTGGTGCAGCCGTGATCCAACCTGCATGGGACCAGTTCTGCGTCATCCGTGGCCAACATCCAAAAGACCTTTCCGGCGTCAAATTCGGCATGGTTGAAGCATTGTATCCGGTCGATATGCCGGGAAAACGATGGAAGTGGTTTTGCCAGTGTGATTGCGGGAAAACATCGATCATCCAAGGCTCTGCATTGTCCGCCGGACACACAACTTCATGCGGGTGCCTTCAACTTCAGGCGGCAAGCAATAACTGCGTGGCTAGAAAAACCCACGGGCGCCACGGAACCCGGCTGTATGTGATTTGGCGGGCCATGCGCACTCGTTGCTCAAACCCAAAAACCATCGGTTGGGATAGATACGGCGGGCGCGGGATAAGTGTTTGCGCCGAATGGAGTAAGTTTGAAAACTTCGCAGCATGGGCGGATTCCGCTGGGTATGCCGATAATCTGAGCATCGACCGCATTGATAACGATGGGAATTATGAGCCATCAAATTGCCAGTGGGCGACTATGGTGGAGCAATGCGCAAACCGCCGCCCTATGGTGCGGAGGGCGGCATGACCGAATTGCGGCCATACCAAGAGGTGGCTATCACGGCTGTCCGCGCAGCGTATGGGCGCCGTGAGCGGGGGGTTTTGTTGTGCCTCCCTACAGGCGCGGGAAAAACCTATACAGCGTCAGTGATAGTCCACGGGGCTGCCAATAAAGGCAACCGCACATGGTGGTTGGTTCACAGAAGGGAATTAGCAAAGCAAGCCAGCCAGACATTCCACAATCTCGGCATTCCGCACGGCACAATCCAGCAGGGCCATGTTTCGGACCCCGGCGCGCTGGTGCAGGTGGCGTCGATCCAGACCATTGTTCGCCGCCTGGACAAGCTGCCCGCGCCTGACCTGATCATCTTTGACGAAACGCACCATATCGGCGCGGCGTCATGGGATTTAATTTTCCAGTATTTCCCGAAAGCGCGCATCCTTGGCCTGACCGCAACGCCGTGGCGGCTTGATGGCGTCGGGCTGGGGCGCTGGTACGGAACGATGATCGAAGGGCCATCGACCGCCGAACTGATCGGCATGGGTTCGCTATCACCGTTCCGCCTATTCGCCCCCGCAACGCCTGATCTGTCCGCTGTCGGAACCTTGGCGGGCGACTTCAAGCAAAGCGCGCTGGCGAAGGCGATGGACAAGCCGCAAATCGTTGGCGACGCCATCACCCATTACCGCAACCTGTGCGCAGGCAAGCGCGCCGTGGCCTTTGCTGCTGGCGTCGAGAATTCCAAGCATATCGCCGCGCAATTCAATGACGCTGGCATTCCCGCCGAGCATGTCGATGGCGAAATGCCCGCTATTCTCCGTGACGCGGCTGTCGATCGGTTCCGGCGCGGCGAGACGCTGGTGCTGTCCAACGCCGATTTGTTCGGTGAGGGTTTTGACGTTCCGGCGATTGAGGCGGCTATCCTGCTCCGCCCGACTAAATCCCTGTCGCTCCACCTGCAACAGGTTGGCCGCGCGCTCCGTCCGTCACCCGGCAAAGATTGCGCAATCATCCTTGACCATGCCGGAAACAGCCTGATCCACGGCCTGCCCGATGATGTCCGCGAATGGTCGCTTGACGACCGCGAAAAGAAATCACGCGCGGCACCGGCAGAAGTCTCGATCCGCACCTGTTCGGAATGCTTCTACGTGTTCAAGCCCGCGCCGAAATGCCCGCAATGTGGTCACGTGCCAGAGGTTAAGGCGCGCGAGATCGAGCAGGTCGAGGGAACGTTGGCCGAGTTCAAGCGGGTTGAGCAGGTTCAGAAGCGCAAGGAAGTAGGCAAGGCGCGGACGCTGGAGGATCTGCAACAGATCGCCCGTGACCGTGGTTACAAGCAGGGATGGGCGATGAACATGTTTCGCGCGCGCCAGTCGAGGGCTTACGCATGAGCGCCCCGCATAACGATCTTGTCCGCACCATCCGGCTTTACCTGTCCGAAATCGGCGCGATGTCGGTTCCGGTCGATACCCCCGGCCTGCTTTACACCCGCGATGGACGGCCCGCGAAGTTTGGCACCAAGGGCGCGCTTGACATCACCGCCACGATCAAGGGCCGCGCCATCTGGATCGACGCCAAGATAGGCCGCGACAGGCTCAAGCCCGACCAACTCAAGTTCTGCGCGGCGCAAGAACGGGCGGGCGGAATAGCCTTCGCAGCATGGTCGGTGGACGACGTGGCGAACCGGCTCCGAATGGAAGGGCTGATATGATCGACCGGGGGGCACTCGAAGACGCAGCACAAGAATATGTCCTATATCGCGATATGCTGGCCGCCTGTGGCGATGACAGCGATCCGATGGGCTATCTCAGCCCGGACCAGCAAAACGCGCTGTCGGGCTATGCCTACGCGCTCAAGAAAGACACCCCGGCCAAGACATGGTTTTACGCCAGTG